CACGATACCGATGCCAGACCCTGCATCCGAGGTGGCGTAGACATGTATGGCGACTGGAACGCAAGCGTCCACGGTGCCGACCATGTTAATTGCCCTGATCTCGACGCTGATCACCTGGTACTTCCAGGCGGGCGGAACCTGGGGGTTCGCAACCTCGACCGGATTGAAGGGGGTCAGCGGCGGGATGTCTCGCGATGCACACGCTGGAGGATTCGGGTTGACCCACGAAACCTCCGGGTTGTCTGGCGGTTCGGGCGGTTCGCCACCTTGCGTCGGTTGACACGCGGTGATCGACGCCAGAAGCGCCACTGCGGAGATTGCACGAGCTAACTGCACGAGCTAGGATCCTTCCTTGCGGGCCGGACCCTTAGTGGATAAAGACCGTAGCGGGAAGCAGTCCCGTCGGTCGGCCTCGACTCGCACTCAAGGGCGGCGGGGCGATACGGTGGGGCGAGGCGACCATGCCCGGATCACGGAGCATGATGCCAGACGGCGCCGGCAGGGATGATGCCGGCGCCTTCTTGGGTGCGGGAAGGTGGATGATTCCCTTCTGTCCCCAAGAGATCTCGGGTGCGCCGGGGGTCGCCTTCGGGCGAGGGCGCGCTGGGTTGGACTTGAAGTCCAGTTCGTCGGCCAGGCACACCAGTTCGGTACACCTGTTGGCGTAGTGGATGCGACAGCGGCGAGAAATCACCGCACCCGCAAAATCCAGAATGAGCATGGATTACCTCCCTTTCTACTTAAGAAGAAATGCCCCGGCCCTTGTCATGCTCTTTCCCCAGGGCCGGGGCATTTCTTTGGGAGGAGAGAAACGTTTCACACCCACATGGGCAGGGTGGCAAGGGCTATGGATACAGCGCCCACGAAGACGGAAGCGAAGGTGACAACTCGCTCGATCATGTTCGATCGCCTTCTTCTTTGGATACTTGGGACCGGGGCAGCGTGCGGGACAGCGCTGCCCCGGCCTTTATGGCGGCATCATGGCACGTCCCAGCTAAGCCGGCAGGGAAGCAGGGGAGGTGCATAGCTGCGCGCGGGCCGGTGTCCAGGTTCGAACTGGAACATCCTCACTTCGGGACCTGGAGAACGGGGAGGAACTCAGCAGGAGGTTTGTAGGACCCGACTATCCCAAAGCTGATGAGGCATGCTTCCATTTACATCACACCGACACTTGGTGCAGGGGGGCTGGCGCACAACGGGAAGTTAAAACGCCAGCCCCTCGCGTGCAGGAAGGGAATCGAACCCCTCGTTCAGGACCCGCGAAGTCCCGAAGAGCTATGGTCACATTTACTCAAGACGCTGATCGCACGGTGATACGGCCAGCGTGGGTGGTCGCGACCATACCCAAGCTCTGCAACACCCTTCCATAGCGCTTCGTTCGGCCGCTGGGATGACCGACGTACCACACAGGAAGTCTTGACACACTCACGAAAACTGGTAGTTCTCACATCGCGGACTGGTTTGCGCCTAAGCGCTACCGATGCGTCATGGTCTTACCTCCTCGACGCAACCAGTATACGCAATCGTGCCGGTTTGTCAATACCCCTGGCGAGGTATTTAACTATCGGCCCAACTCCAGGTATTCAAGGAGCATGCGAACTGTGTCCGATACCGTGTCCAGCTTGTTGGCTAAACGAACACGGAGCAGCCACTGGTAGGTGTCCTCCTCCACGAGGATCGAGACCATCCCTGACTCGGGGCTGCCTCGATCCCCGTGGCTGGGGACTTGACGGGTAGAGAGTGGAGCGCCGATCGAGAACCCACTAGCTGGGCCAGTGATACCCTCGGGAAGCTCCGGGCTGTCGTCGCCCAGCTCTGATGGTTGGTGCGACCTGGAGGGCTCGACTGTCATGAGGCCCGCCTGTTGAGCGAGATCGGGGTGGCATCGTCGACCAGCTCCCAGGACTGTATGTCGACCTTCCACAGTGACTGCGTTCCAGCCACCGGGCGAGCCGAGAACATCTCGAGCTGATCGACATGCATTCCCTGGCCCAGGTACACCATCACGGACTCGCGAGCGTAACGCTGAGTCAGGGACTTGTGCCTGATCTTGTACTTCTTGCCGATGACCATGGGGTCCGGCACTTCTTCACCTCCCTGGTTGGTCTCGGGCTGATCAGATTCGGTCAGCTGAGACTGCTGCTCGCGCACCATCCGAGCGACGGTTTCGCTCATGCTCTCCCAGTCAAGCCGATTAGCCTTTAGGTAAGCATAGACGTCATCGTCTACCCTGATCGTACGCGACCTGCTGGGCTGCATGAAGCCTCCCTACTCTGCCTCGAAACTCTCGACGCGAATCTGGTAGGCGACATCATCGCCGTCTTCCACTTCCACCTGGAATTCCAGGCCATCCAGAGCATCCTTGAAGTAGCGCAAAACCTCCTCGCGCGGAGCCTCGGTTCCGTCAATGTAGAAGGTCTTGGCCACCAAGACAGCGGTAATCTTGTGCTGCATGATGCCTTCCCTACCTCGGGTCGCGCTCCGACTGCCAGATGATCGCTGTGTCCACGTCGTAGTCGACGAGAACCTGGGCGAGCTTGTCGAGCATCTCGGCCTCACCGATCAGGTTGATCAGCATCTGGAACGTGCCACGCACCATCTTGACTCGGTCAAGCCTGGCCTGTGCAGCTTCGGCTGCCGCGACGTTTCTGATGAACGTCTCGACGCTTTCGCCGCCGTGGTCGACAACAGCATCAACTGCAGCCTGAGCCGTAGCCTCAGCTGCAGCCGTGATGCTCTCGGCCACCTCCGGCCGCCGCTCGATGAGCAGCTTGTATCGAGCTGCATGCACCATGCCAGTCGGGTACTTGGCGCCCGACTTCGTGACGCACGGCTTGGCCCGATGTGCTGGACACTTGGGGCATGAGAAGTAGCTCGTCGCCGCAGCGCTGAGCTGATTCTTGAGGTCGGCCATGTCAAGGTATTCCTTGATTTCGGTCACTGGTTTTCACCTCCTCTCACCTTGAAGCACAAAATCCCCTGCTTTTCAGGGCAGGGGATTAAGCGCATTCAGTCCACCAGTTCAGTCGGCGTCGATGACGAGCTTGAGATCGTTCGTGACCGAGTCGAAGTGGGTATCGCCTGGCGTCCCGTCTTCGAATGACCAGAGATCCCAGTCCTCGTCATAGTCCTCATCGGCCGGCATCCTGACGAGAAGCCTGGCCGTGGCGATTGACTCCTCGCCCTCGAAGGAGACGATTACGTCCATCTCCTCCCAGCCTGGGATGAGCTTGATGTTGTCGATCAGCTCCGCCAGCGCGGGAACCTTCACGGTTCACTCCTCCCAGGTGGAGCCGTGCGAGGCTCCGGTGAAAACGCGGCAGGATTCCAGCTCGCCGCGTGCGGTGTGATCGCTGAGCACACAGAACCACATCTCCATGTAGTCCTCGTGTTCACGCTGCCAGATTGCAGCGTCGCGGAGCGCCCTCGAACGCTCCTCGGCTACGAGCCGAGCGGATTTACGGGCCATGGTTGAATCGCCCTCCTCTCACTAGAGAGCACAACGGCCAGCTACCCGGACGTGAGGTCAGGTAGCTGGCCGTTGTGGGTCAGGTGGAGCCGGGCGTCACAGCTTGACGGCGCCCTTCTTGTCGCGCTGCTCGGGCCGGATACCCGGCACCTTGCACTTGGTCGCGTCGTTGCCCGGGAACAGGCGGGCCGCGATCGCACCCGGCGAAGGCTCGTCGTCACCGTACTCGGTGGACTTGAACTTCACGATGTCTCCGATGGACATCCAGTCCCCCGGGTTCTTGTCCGCGAACGCCTCCTGGATGTGCGCGGAGGTGTCGTGGCGCGCGCCGGGATCTCCGGCGGCCTTCGGCTTCGCCGCACCCGCCGGACTGGTGGCGGCCTTGCGGGTCACGGCGCGACCCTTCGCGGCCGCCGCAGCGGCGAGAACGATCGGGTCGACCGTCGGAGCCTCGGTCTGCTCGTCGGAGGCCTTGTCCTTGTTCTCGGCCATCCAGTTGCGGTAGGCCAGGACCTGGCTGCTCAGCTCGTTCGCCTTCTCCTGGGCCTTGGTCGCCCAGTCCTCGGCAACGCCCTCCTCGGCTTCGAGCAGGTTGACGGACAGCATCAGGGCCGCCGCACGAGCGATGTGCGCCTCGGTCGGGTCGACCGGAGGCTTGCCGGCCGTCTCCTTGCGGGAGCCGGTCGACTTCAGGCCGTTCAGCAGCTCGAGGTAGCTGCGCGCGTCGAGGTACTTGCCCTCCGTCATGGCCTCGGTCATCTTCTCGGTCAGCCACTCGCGGGCGTTGCCCTTGTAGCGGGTGCCCAGCGCGGTGTACGCCTGGGCGACCGGAGCGATGGTCGCGGCGGGCAGGGTGCCCGTGCTCTCGTCGCGGCTCTCGTCGGCCAGCGCGCCTTCGGCGGCCGCCGTGAAGACCTCGAACAGCTCCTTGTCGGACGGACCGGTCTCGGCCGGCTTCTCGTCCGCCTTGCTGGTGGAGTCCTCGGTGCTGGTCTCGGTGGTCGTGGCCTCCTCCGTGCTGGCCTCCTCGGCCTGCTCGGTGGACTCCTCGGCCTGCGCCTCGGCGGCCTCGTCGGTCGTCGCGGTCGTGTCTTCGGCCAGAACCTCGGTCTCGTCGATCTCGCGTGCCATTTGGTTTCCTCCAGGTGATCGGCACGGATTGGGATATACGACCAACCTAGCTCGGTGGCCGGGTACCCGTCAAGCCCTGTTGCCAGGTCTTTTGGATGCCGTCCCCTATGCCCGATGAATGGGCTGCACACACACCCTGGAGTATGTGTTGCTAGGGGTACTATCGGCCCAGGATGGACCGACGATATTCACCAGCTCTCACCTACGGTGGGAACTAAGCGAAATCGAAAGCTGCCCGCATCGAAGACGGGACTCGCGTACGCCGCTTCACTGCAACGCGCACACAAGCGCTAACCTGCCAGCTCCCCCCTCCCGACTGCGCGACTACACTGAAGGCTCGAAGTACGCCATCAGGTAATCGCGCAGAGAAGGTTCAGGGATGCCCTGCTTTTTGTGCTCCGCCCTCACTAGGATGTCGAAGTCAACAAAGATCTCAGTGTTGTCTTTCGACACCAGGCGGACGTTGTAGTCCTGGAACCACTTCTCCTGGCAGTCCGGGCACATCGTCACGCCGTAGGCGAAGTGAGGCTCATCGTTGTGATCGCACTCACCAGGCTCCAGGTATGGGATGGAAACCCAGCGAAACGCAAGCTCATCGATTGCCCAGAGAATCTCGCCCTCGTAGTCGCCGTATGGATCTTCGACTTCAAACAGGGGCTGCCTGGTCATGATGAAGGCAAGCGTGTCTTCGCACGAGACTGCCCACTCGCCCTGTTGGTCGAGCACGGCTACACCTCGCTGGTTGATTGGATATTGCAGGTACGTGAGATTGACGGACTCGAACCGCCGCCCTCGTTTCGTCTTGTTTCACGTGAAACGAGGGCCCACCTGAAACCCCATCTTACTACTTGGCGCAGTACTCTTGCACGTTCTGCTCGTGTTTGATTGCGAGCCGTGCGGCCCGACGCATCTCGTCGGTGATCACGAAGTTAGCGGGCAGCTTGCCCTTCTTGTTTTTGCCCTTCGCGGTGGCCTGCTGGGCCTTCCCGCGAATGTAGGCGTCAACAAGGGCTGTGGGCATGGGTGCCCGACGGGTGCGGGTCGGTCGGTCGGATGCCGACGCTGGGCTGCCGTTGCTACGCACGGCGCCTCCTTTACGGGTGACGGGTGCGCGACCACGGACGATAGAGGGTAATGCCTCATCGCCCATTTCGACAGTCCGGATTGCATGGTTACTCGCGTTCTTGCGAGTGTACCAATTCCCCTGGGAGTCTTTCTGTGGCGTGACTGAGAGGTCACGCTTCGGGTTGTGCAGGGGAACGATCGGCGAGGGTACCAGCACCTTGCAGCCGTCCGGAATGGTCAGCGGCGAGGTGACGCCAGTACACCAGCCTGTGCTGGTGTCGGTAACCTCGGTGTAAGAGTTACCACCTTGGTCACGCACCTTGATCCGGTCAGGATTCGCAACCAGCGGAATAAGACCGTCCCTGATCGGGTGCAGTCGGATTCCGCCCTTGCGAGACAAGCTCGGACCGTTCTGTGGGATATCGCTGTAATCTTCCACGCGCGCAGGCTGGCTACTGACGCCTGAGCTGCCCGCACAAGATCACGGATCGGATGGTGAAACAGAAGTGAAACTTGATCCGTGATCTTGTGCGTCAAAACTGGGCCTGCGCGTTGCCTCGAAGGCTAATCCCTGGTCGACTCTAACGGGCCCAAAATACACCCGTGACTTGTCGCGCCAGGTTTCCCTTCGCGCTGGCTACGTTACTAGTCGGCCCGGCTTTTTCGAGAGTCCGGACTAGGCAGGCGCTACCTGCGAAGTCGGACTCCTGCACTAACTGACATCGGAGTACAGTCACGACTACGATGCCCGAGTGTGCGTACGAAGCCACGTGTCAGCCAACCTTCACGCTGGCCTGGGACTCGGCCACGTGCTACGGGAACAAGTCACCGTTTCACGTGAAACCAAACTGCATCCCAGACCTTCGCCAGGCCCGGTACGCTCGACGTACTAGACTGAGTAGGGCACCAATGGCTGAGAATCCAGCTAATCCAGCGTTTACTGCGTGGCGGTAGGCCATCACATTTTACAGGTACCCGGACTGATCCCATACTCGCGACATGCCCTCCCCTAGGTGCGGGGTATTACCAGGCATGGCGCTAGCTTGGGGCCGGCACGCTGGCATCCGTGAGCTACCAGACTAGGCGAACGAGTCACCCGGAAGGCAGATCTCGGTACTCGGACTGGTCCCCATGATCAGAGACCGGTCCGTACTGGTAATGCTGGTAATGCGGATCTTGCATGTAGTGCTGTGTTGCTAGATACAGCAAACCTCACACGTGCGACCATGTCAAGCGCCGCGTGGCAAGATTTTTTGTTGCCTCGAATCCCATGGCCCGTGCGACGCGCCCGATGGTTCCAGGTTCGGCGCTCGTTCCGTGTGACTCGATTGGTGTAACGCTACGTCGGTATCACGGTTACGGGATATCCCCCGAACGGGTGATATTTCTGTCATCCGTTCGGTCAGGCCGATGTCCCCGCGCACCCGCGTGAGGCAATCGGGCTGAACCGGACATACCGGACATAGCGCCCAACCAGGCTCAATGGTGACGTAACCGGACATTCTGGTACAAACTGGACATCGGCCGGGGTTGCCCCGTTCTACCGGGTGAGCACCATCGCTGAAACCGTTGTCTAGCAACGTGTTTTCACGTAGGCGGCCTTTTGCGGGTTGCCTGGCGTGATCGTGTCTAGATGCGGGTTTGACCCGCGTACGGGCCCGCTAGGTGCCTCAAATGGCCCAGTCCGTTTTGTCCGTACCGGCTAGGTGGTCGAGTCTGCTACCAAACGACACGAATGCCCTGGTTTGTGCCTGTTTAGTTGATTTGTCCGATAAGTCCGATTACGACCACGTCGAACGCATACTCCCACGTTTGGCCTGGTTCGTTGCGGTATGGGTCGTTCTCGTCGGCCAGGTGGTGAATGTCGGCAATGTCCGAGCCGACACCAATCAGGTAATTGCGCCGCGCTTCGTAGGCACGCTCATATTCTGCCCACATTTCGCGCGTCATGTGACCTTCGGTCGGTTCCGCGTGCATAGGACAACACACGTCCCATTCAATGCGATAAGTCCGGATGTAGTCGGTTGAGTACAAATCGCAGTCTTGTGCAATTTCTACGATTACGCCCTCACATGTGAACATATCGCACTGGTCGTCCTCGATTGGGATGATTAGTCCCGAAGGACGGTATTCGATGCGCATTCCAACGGCATTGAGTGTTTCAAGTACGTCTAGCATGGATTACCCCTTATTGGCTAGCTCAGGATGCAATGTCCGTTTCGAGCATCAATAAGGGCATTCGTGCCGTTAGGTCGCGGACTCGGCCACCTAGTAACGGTTTGAGTAGGCGTGTATCCGAACGTGTCGGTTTACGCTGAATTGCTAGGGTTAGCTACAGGTTTTCGTTCTTGATGTCTTCGAGCATGTATTGGTCGTTGACGTCGGCTTCGTCGCGAAGGTTGCGTTCGTGGTATTCGACGCAATACGCCAAAGATTCACCGTTCTCGACCCACATGTCGTAAATGCGCTCGGTGCCCGATTCGCCCAGCTGGGGCCATGCCGCACGAATTGCACTCTTCAGGATGGCCTGGGTGTGTGCGTACGGCTTCGCCTGGTAGAAGGCGATATCCGCTGATTCGTGGCAAGCGGTCCAATAGTGCAATTCGGCGATCTTCTGGGCGTATTCCCGAAGCGCGGCGTAATTGGTGGGAATGTTCGACCTTGTCATTGTATCTCCCCTTTTGTCGGGTCTTTTGTTGGTTGGTGCTGGATTGCCCGACAACGTTCGGATACATGCCTACTCAAACCATTAAGGGACATTTCAGTGTGCTAGCTACCCTTTACCGTGCCTTGTTGCGTTCTGCCCTAGTGGGCCCGCATTGTCCGTTTCAGAACGGTTATGCGTGGCCGAGTCATAACGCGGGTGATTTGTACGTGGGTGCGAAAGATGTCGGTACTTGGGCCCGTGCAGGCGCACGGTTCGCCGAATGGGCAGCCGACATATCGGAATTGATGGCGGATGTTTGCCTTTACCCAGAATGTCTTGGTCATGCCTAGTCGCCCAAGTAGCGGCGATTGCGGATGATTCTTTCGGTTTCGTCCTGGATGAAGACGATTAGCGCAACCAATTGCGTTATGCGGCCTTGGAACCTTCTGACCGAATCGACGCGATTGTCGAGATAGTCAAAAAGGCGCTCAATTATCCTGATCATTCTAGTACTCCCCTATTCTTACCGATTTGGCCGGTATTTGTGGGGTCCGAGTACTCACGTCACACTCGGCCACGTTTACCGGTTAACGCCCGATTCATGCAAGAATGCACAACAAGGCACGGAAAGGGGTAGCTAGACCACAGGTGTCCCTTTTGCCGGTTACGTCACTATTGAGGATTCAAGTTACGATTTGAGGCATTCCGTGCGCATTAGGGGGGAAGAATCCCAAACGGTCCGAATTGTGCTGGTCCGTCCCTTTTTCCGTGTCGCCTCGTTCCATGTCAAACATAGCGTATCTGACCTGGGACGGTTCACCCTTTCGGTTAGACATGGTTCACCCGAAAGGATGACGCTTAAAACGGACGAATAGGACGCAAGATCGCTCGGCCACGTGCCGGAATGGACGGGTGAGAATAGGGGAATAAAGCACGACATGTCCGGATATGTGATGCAGGTGGGTGCGCGTGCGCCTGGGCGCGCGGGTGCGGGTCGGGACGGGTACCCGAGGGGACAAAAGGGACGTATGGGATTGAAAAGTACATGTTTATACTTATGCGATCAATGGGGCCTAGTGTGCTTTGTTGGTGCGTATGGGGAAAGAAAGGGTATATAGGGTGAATGGTAAGTATGTAGGGTTAAGTATAGCAACATAGGACTCTTTGGAAACGTCGGGCATCTTATACTAATTGTGCTCAATTACCATTCAATGCATTCTTATCGGGCGCTCATTGTGCATTCTTGTGCAATGGTGCTCAATGGTGTGCAATTCGGACAAAGGTGCGCCGATAGTGTGCGCTATCGGCTAGTGGACATACCGGACAAGTACGTACAGATGTGTACAAACCCGTACAAAACGGACATCTCGGACGAAGGGGGGGATAAGGGAAAATCCGAACCGGGGTGCGCCGGCGCGCTCTCTTTCGTCCCCCGATGCCCAGTAAGTTTTTCAGAGCCCAAGATCAATTCTTACCCAGCTAAACCCTACCCTGCAAGCTAAGCTCATCCACCATGCTAGGCAAGACTCTAGGTCTATGCACTCACATTACCCTGACGCGGCACACAGCGACGTTTAGAATCCGTAAGGTACGCTAGGCCACACCGTGTACGGTATCGCAGCCGGGCTGTACACACGGTCTCGGCCATGTTTCCGCAGGTCAATGGGGTTGTGTGTATTTTGTGTATTATGTGCTTTAGTATATCAATAGATATTAAAGGTATATATATAAGATCAGATCTCAATATTAAGAGACTTATTTTCTTATTATCTTCCTCTCACTCTTATAGGACACAAATCACAGAACGCATAACCCCTATTTGATCTATGTTTTCGCAGGTCAAAGGGTATTGTGTACGTGGCTGCGGAACCCCCGTCACGAAACCACCCCGTACACGGATGGGGTCGCGCCGGCCAACGCATCCCCTATACATTTGTTCGAATGCCGTCAGTACGTCGAACCAGTCTTACCGCCGATAGTCGTTTAGGCCGTGGCCGAGCGGCTATCGGACGTAGAGCTTTGGGGCCAGCAGGGGTAGAATTTAGTAGGGTCGATGTGAACTTAATGTAGCGGTTTTCGGACGTATCCCCTATACATTTGTTCGAACAGTAGGCAGGTCCGCATGACTCAAATCGACAAATTTTGGCTGGCCGTTTGGCTCGGAGTGCCCGTGCTGGCCCTCGGAATCCTGATCGGAGGCATCGTCGGCTATGGCCCAGGCTATATTCTCAGCGCTGTGGGACTCGGTATTCTTCTTGGCGCTTTTAGGTGGCGCTACCTTCGCTCGCTGGATTGGCGGGAAGCTAGCCGCGCTGTGGCTGAACAACACCAGCCCCTGGATTGGGGAACGGGCAGCCAACACCCGAGCTGCACTTTGGGGGAGGCGCAAGAAATTACTGTCCACCCTTGGGCGCGTTGGTGAACTGAGCGTCCTTCTGTACGTCGTCCTGCTGGTGCTGGCGCTGCTGGGCCTGAACCCAACCACTGTAGGTCTCGGCCCCAGTTTCTGGGGAATAGCGCTCAGGGTCGGCGTCGCGCTGTACTTCTTCGGAAAGGTTGGCTGGTATCTGGCGACCACCCTCGAACTTTACTACGCCAAACAAGCCGCAGAAATCGGAGCTTTAGCTGATGAGTACCTCAAACAATACCAGGCCGGACTCGTCCACTGGGGAAGACTCCCCGCCCGCGACGCCGGACTCGAATGGGCCAGACTACCTGCGCCAAATAAGCCAGGCGCTGAGGCAACCCAGCCCGCCGGCACAGCAGGCACCCATCGGGCAGCTCCAGAAGGCGATCAACGAGCACCGGAGGAACAAACTCCGCGAGGAGGCCCTCCGGGAGGAGGACTACTACTTCACCCCAGTGGCCAGCCTGGGCCCCAGCGTGAAGGACTGGCTCAACCGATCGGACGCCACAACCAGCGAAGCCCCTGGGCCCGTCCCACCTGAACTCAGACCAGACGTCGACCTGAGCTGTCTGTACGCTGAAGGCAACACCGGCTTCAGCGAAGACACCCTTCGAAAGCTGTACTTCGCCCTGAAGATAGCCCGCCGCGGAATCAGCGAAGACACCGAAGAGGATCTGGTGGACGCCCTCATCGACACCGACCCTGACGACGTTAACGAAGCGCTGGCGGCGCTGCTCAAGATCCAGCAGATCCTCATGGCGGTGGGCGCCAACTGCCAGATGGGCCGACTCATCGACCGAAAACCGATCGGAGAAAACAAGTGAGCACAGATCAGACCGCGCCGGAACCAGGCGACGTTTACCTGTATCTCGCCGACGAGGCACAGGTAAAGGCCTACTTCCGTGGCCAGCGCGACGTTGTGAAGTCGCTGCGCGACTCTGCGCTGTCCGAACTGGCAGGCGAAGAGCGCGCACTCATCCTCCACGCCACCGATGCTCTCGAGCGCACAATCGACATTCGAGAAAGGGACTACAGGAACTCCCGATGACCGACAACGACAAGCCGGCCCGCACCCGGATCATGCTGATTCGGGTCGAGGCATACGTGGCCGTGACCGACGCCGAGTTCGACACCTACGAGGCCAAGACCTTCGAGGAGGTGATCGAGAACCAGAAGAAGTGGATCGACGACGGCGAGTCGGCCGTCGAGGAGCTGATCGGCTGGGCGCCACGGGTCATCTCCGTTAAGCTCATGCCCGAGGACTTTGCCATCCCCAAGGAGGCTCACGAGTAGTGCTGTCCCGCAATCCAGCCTGGCGGGAGGCCCTACCCTGGGAAACGCCAGGCCAACTGGAACCTGAACTTCGATCTGAAGAAAGGAGTTACAGTGAGCTTCGTCTCAAGTCCTGGAAGCAAGCACAGATGCGCCATTACGGCGTCCGGCAGCTGGTACGAGACGGTCAACCAACATGTCAGGCTGCGGCATGAGTATGACCCGTACGGCACGGTCCGCCAGTGCCCTGAACCCACCTGCGGCAAGACTTACGTTGCCATTCCCAGCAGCAATCCTGGTGTCATCGGTGTCATGTGGGTTAGGGAGTCCTGGTGGGCTGAAATGTGGCGGGTAGCGCCCGAGGGAATGAAGCTGATCTCGGGTGTGTATGGTGCCTGCTTTTTCCTGGCGGCCGTCGTCATCATCGCCTACCTGCTCCTGTAACCCATGGGCAGCAATAAAGTCTTCGTCGATTCGACAGGGGAGCTAACCGTTCCACACTGTCCTACCTGTACGTGTGGCCAGACCAGTAAAGCTGTCACGTACGGACCGGATAAAGCTAAGCCCGGCGATCCCGCGTGGGATCAGATCGTTGCACTTCAGCAGGAACATGCATCAGCCGAAGGAGTGTGCGACCATGGCATAGAGTGGGCTACCATGTCCTGGGCGCACTACAAGACAAAGCACTAGAGAACTGGACGGTAGTCTGATGAATGGCGTACACACTCACGACGCGAACTACGCGAGGCTCAAGAGTCACGCAGTCTGGCAGAAGGGGCGATACGGTCACCCCTTCAGGACCTGCGGCTACTGCGGCTGCATCCACCCGGAAGACCTGGCCAAGACCCAGAACTGGTACGCCAGCTGGGCTGACCGGAAGTACGGATGGCCCCACAAGTTCTACGTCGAGAACCTGGTCAATCCGGAACCCGACAAGCTCTTCATCATCGGCTCCAGTAACGGTAACGAGGCGCCTGGGCACGCCGGCGATGCAACCTGGGTCAGGTACGCCGACATGACCGACGACCAGGCCGAGGTGGCGCTTGCCGAGGGTTACGGACCAATCAGCCTGCTCGGGTCCATCAAGGGGAAGAAGAACCCCGACTGGCTTCTGTTCGGTCACCGGCCCACCCTGTTCGCCAAGTTCTACACCGAACACCTGGCGGACACCGAGATCGAAGACGATGTCAAGGATCTCATCATGCGTCGCAGCGATCTCTGGATCAACTTCAACGCTGACGGTTCCGATGGCCTGCGGTGGCAGAGGTACTCCGTCAAGTTTCGCGACAAGCTCCCGCCGCACGCCGAGCGCATCGCGTCCTGTGACGTCTCCGAGTTTCACACCTGGCCGCGGGAGTTCTGCACCGTGTGCGGATGGAGTACCGACGACTTGGACCCCGAGGCCAAGAAGAACTGGGGTCCGCCTGAGCTTCGTCGCCTTAAGGAGGATGACGATTAGCAAGAAATGAAAGGATGAAGGTGTTTGCTGTGGGAACAAGGGATCTGCCCGAAGGGGTGATGAGTCCATCGGAATATGAGCGCCGAGAGGACGCGGCCCTTCTCGGTGCAGTGATTCCCCCAAGCGGTACCAGCTGCGAGCCGGCAACGACTCGGCTTGCAGCTATCACAACCCCCCTGGAAGTTTTGGCAACAATGGAGCCGACTGGTCGCACAATCCCTGGAGAAGAGCGAACCTGGTCGGTTCCTGAGATGCGTGGACCTGCACGGATTGAAGACCCGACGTGGACCTGGGTTTGCCTCATCTTCGGATCCGAGTTGGCGATGGGTGCGTTTTTCACCATACTCAACGTGTGGCTCTGCGGCAAGTAAGAACGAGCCTGACCCCCTAAGCACACCTGGAAGTGCTGCGGGATCAGGCTCGTTCTTACTTGCGTGTCGGGTCAGACGAGCGGCTTGAACAGCAGTAACCCCGACGCTTCAAATGTCTGGGGTCTTGCGATCTTCGCCGCCTCGAGATCATTGTAGTGCAACCTCGTCGCGATGTCAATTAGTGAGTCGTAGCGCGCGATTCTTGCGTTCGCCCTCGAGCCTTTTCGGTTTCGCATCCAATCTCGAAGGGCCTTCGCGCACAGTGGTCCATTGCACCTCAGGTTTCGCACGTGGCGAGTTCCGTGCTTGCGGCCCCGGAAGAGTTCGTTCTCGAGTTCGCGTCGAATATCGAGAACGACTCCCATGTCCTCGACGTGAACATGAAGCTTCAAGAAGGGTACGTAGACATACTCGGGGGCGCTATCCTTCACGAAGACCGATCTGTCACTCACTGACGACATACCTCACAGTCGGTCGCCCGCCGGAGTTTGCTGCGGGCTGCACAAGTTCTCGTAGTCTGCCGATGATGACAAGGTTTTTGACGATCTCGAGGACCTGCTTGGTGTTCGCTGACCTTCGTATGCTCTGGTGAATGTCGCGCACGCTTGGGGCTTTCTGGTTTGCCTTGTAGTGCTTGGCCACGATGGCTATGACACGTTCTTCGAGTTGATTCTCGGGCGTGTCGGAGATCTCTTCCTTTACGACTCCATACGTTCGGAGTAGATACGGGAAGAGTGCGATGGCCTGGTCTACGATATTCGCGTCGACTTCGAGGGTCTGGAGATTGCAGGCGAACAGAACAAGCAGTTTCTTGTACAGAAGGTCTATGCGATTCAGGAGTGGCGACCCCGACAGCTCCATCATCCGCTTGGTTGGAACGAGCGTCTCATGGAAGAAGTCGTCCCATTGCTTGAATCCGCTGTCGGTAAGGGCAATCATCTTGCTGGTGTCGGCCCAGCGATGTATGCCCTTTAGCATCTCGGCCGCCGCACCCAGATCGACGATGGTGCCGCCGATGGAGTGCTGCCTCTTAAGTTTACCGGACGCGAACACCCAGCGGTTCATGAACCCTGAAACCTCATCTGATCTTCCCAGGAGATTTCGAAGGCTTCCATCCTGCGTCGACGAGGTTACCTGGCCAAATGGAAGGTGTGCGACCCGCTCCCCGTGGGTGAGTGATCCCGACCCGATCGTCTGGCTGGCGTCGTAGATCTCGATGAGTTGTGGCTTCATCGTTGATCCGACTCGATTTCCCATCGTGACGAGTGTCGCAAGTTCGTCGAAGTCGACCTGGGCCCTGACGGATGCATACCCAAGAATCTTCTTTGGGAAGGCTGGATCGGGGATAGGGGCAGAGAAGGCTCGAACGACATACTCGGCTGAGCCTGGTGAACTGATGTGCTTGGTCCCCGTACTCAGTGGATTGTCGTACTCGTATGGCATGACTTCCTGGACGACCCTATGCAGGTAGGATTTGGCCGACGACTTTCCGGCGCCAGATGGTCCGACGAAGCAGACAAAGAGATTTGGCACGACAGGGCGAGTGTCCTGGAGGGTCCTGTTTCTTCCGACGGCGAAACCGATCGACATGAGCCCAGTCCAGAAGTGGTATTCTTCAGGACAGTCGTCAAGTGTCGTGGCATCGAGCCAGGCTCGGAGGAAGGTTTGTTCGGGCACGATGGTGCGCCAGTCTATGACTGGTATGTTGGACTGCTTTTCTTCACGTTCTTCTTGCTCGACTTGCTGCTCAACAGCTGATGGTAGGACTCTCACGTTCTCCGGAGTTTGCACCGGGACTGGTGTCGTGACGGGCGCTTCGAGTACTGGAGCTATGATGGCGCCAGTGATTGACTTTACAAAGCCTAGTTCGACGCCAATTCGTTCACGAAGCTCGCGGAACTGGGATGGGTCGTTCTTGTAGTGCGGCACGTTGTAGCCGAAGTGCCAGGCCGCCATATCCCAGACGTCCCCGCCTTGGGCGCAGCCAGAGCAGTAGTAGACGTTCTTCTCTCTGTTCAACCACGCCGATGGGTGCTTGTCTGGATGCGCTGGGTTTGGGCATGATACCTTGATGCTTTCCTTGAGTCGGCCACCGCGTGTGTCCGGGCGCATTTTCTTGCACCAGCGGTTGTATGCGTCGACCACATCCATAGCTCGGATGGCTTGGTCAAGCTCATCGTCTTCTGGAGACTTCGTGTACTCGATGTCGGGTGCGTATTCACTCCAGTCTTTGGTCGCGGGAGTACTTGCAGCCTTCGCTGCTTCGTGCTCCTTTACCCTGCGAAGGAAGACTGAAGTGGTGTCGTCACTCACCCTCGTACCGCCAGATGTTATCCGTGGTGAGCGCTTCGATGGAGTCCATCGGAACGAAGTCCGACATCGCTGTGCGCATGTCGATGAAGAAGCACGAGTCCTTCGGCGAGCGAAGGTTGCGCCCCAGTGGAAGTCGCATGAGATTACCCAACTGGGTTGAGTCGAGTGAGTCCTGCTTCGGATAGATCTCGACGTTCAGATTGGCCAGGTTCGCGATTGGATCATCTTGACAGCCCGCCTTGACGGCGTCAAACCTGAACCAGTTATTGCCCTTGAAGAGGGAATACCCCGCAGCCTCTAGAGCTATCTGGGCACCCTTCCGCGCGTGCTCGCACGACACAAGTCCCGTGAACCCGTACACGTGGATACCTTTTGAGCCGGAGTATGCAACGGCGACCGGGATACTCAGTTGATCCGTGACGGCGCGGGCAATGCTGCTAGCGGCCATCTTCATCTGAAGCTTGATGACGTCGCGGCCGGGCCCCTGTTTTCTTGAGGCCCAGTGCTCCCGAAGTTCTACATCCTTCCATCCGACATAGTCGATTCCGAACTTCGCGTCGGGGAGGCGGCCGACCTTTTCGAGATCGATGTCGAATGCAAACAGCTTGACCTTATTGTCTTGGCTCACCATGTAGTGACCGAAGGTCTGTTCGCCCCGGAGGTGGGCGAGGAGGGAGGGCATGTCGAACTTGTTATCTCGCTGTGGTCTGTATTCGCCGTCTGGGAGCTGAATGGCTCGCACATCAGACCGTGCAATGAACTTACTGGCGAAAAGCTTGGCGATAGCCTTCGCCGCGTTTTCTTCCACGCAGCCTCCCGTTGTGGATTTATCGTATTGGGGGCAGAAAGAAACAGTAGTCATAATTCTCATGACTACCCGATCATCCTAGCTTAAAGCTGATAATCCTTGCAACACCCGATAAAACATTCGTGTTGACGTGACGTGCTAAATTGTGTACTGTGTACCTCGGCGAGGGCGACACGGCGACGCCCTCGCCAGCCAGAGTGTGCCTTGGCCAGTGCGCTCGTGGTATTGAGATCGGCCCGACCAGGATGCCTCCCCGGTCGGGCCGATTTCTCTTTTGGTATTATCGGTGGATTGTGTTAGTTGCCTAGTGTTATGCATACTGACAGGCATGGATCTTTGGGCGCGGCAACCGATGCAGATAATTGACGAGGCTCTCTTCGAGGGCTTTCGTGGATTTACTTGGCATATCGGTTACGCCATGGCGAAGAAGATAGACCCACTCGCCAAGATGAGAATGCGGGCGCTCCCATATGGCCAGGACATCCGCATCATGCTCATCGACTTTGCCGGCGCTCCGGAGTACGGACTCTTTAGCAGGTACGACAAGCCACTCGCCGTTTACCCCACCTGGTCCCCAGGCGAGCCCCAGGATCTTCTGATTGAGTTAGCTGCATACAATGTCGGCGAGGACGAGGACATCTGCGGCAACAAGTCTGTTCGCCCGGAGCATCGCCCAGTACTCGGCCAGAAGCACCGCGTTGTTGTGCATCGTCTCGATGAGTGCGATGACAAGCACACCCTTCTCAAGTTCATCACCGAGACGCAGAAGACCTACCCTGACTGCGAGATCTTTGTTTCGGGCCTTACGAGCTTTGACCATATCTTCAGCTGGGGCCTTAAGGCTTGTGACTTCAGGCCGTCGTGCTTCTCGGGCTACCAGATCCTCCCCCGGGTTACTCTACCGTCGGGTAGGACTCTTATCCATAGTCTCCACATGCAGACCAGTCTGTTCGACCCAAGGTACAGTGATTGGTTTGACCTGCTTGGAATCTCGCAGCTCGAGATGATGGAAGCTTTGGCTCGCGGACGAAAGAAGATGTTTCCGCGATTCACTCTTAGGTCGGCCCAATGGGCAAGGCGAAACTACTCACTTGTGGAGCCGTTTGCCCTGGATCGCAAGACGCGGCGCAAGGAGAGTTTCTCTTTGAGCGAGGGACTCATATCTGTACCCAATGACGCTTTCGTTCTTCCAGCTACCCGCAGAAGGGTCATGCGGAACATAGGCATGGAGCTTGGCGAGCTTGACAAGTTCATGTGCGATACATGTATACTTCAGAATGCCTGCACCCTGTATCGAGAGGGTGCGGTCTGTGGATTGAAGGGGAGTGACGGCGTGGGACTCTCCGACGCATTCGGAAGCCGTAGCGCTGACCGCATCATCGATGGCCTTGGTGAACTGCTCAAGAAGCAGGCCGATCGGCTTGAGGATGCCATGGCAGCAGAGGATGCCGGCGATCCGAGCAGTGACGTGACCAAGCAGCTTAACTCGCTATTCGGCAATGCCGTGAAGCTTGCGAAGCTTGTGGATCCAGCCCTCGCCGGCGGATCCAAGGTGCAGGTCAACATCGGCGTGGGAGCTGGTGGAAATGCTGCAATCGTGGCTTCGCAGGACCCCAGGCAGATCACGGCACAGATCGTGCGTGAACTCGAGTCGCAGGGAATTCCTCGCGACAAGATAACAGGCCAGATGATCGCTGGCTACTTCGAGAGCATGGGTCTTGGCACCACCAAGAAACAGGCCATCACTGCCGCAAAGGTCGTCGCCGAGGAGTCGGCCATCGTTCCGAAGGTTATCGAGGGCGAGGCAGAGGCGGCATGACAACGCCCGGATCACTTTCGGGGGGACTCCTTGCGGCCATTGAAGAACTTGACTGGCTTAAGAATAACCCTGCCTTCGAGGAGCGACCCGCCTCCATCGGTGAGTTTCTCGGACCCAAGTACCTGGATATTGATTCCGGCATTCGGCCTGGGCTTCGTGGGGTACTTGTCGATATCTTTGGCGAGCAGAGCAATCCTTACAGCTTGGCGCGCTACAGTGAAGCGATGATGACAGGCGCGATCGGTATTGGCAAGACGACGTTTGCCAGTATCGCGCTGCCTTACATGGTTCACTGGGTGCTGTGCATCAAGGATCCGCAGAAGTTCTTTGACCTGCTCCCGGGTTCGCGCATCGCATTCATGCAGATGAGCACATCGGAGGACCAGGCTCGTGAGGTTATCTTCGGAGATATCCAGGCCAGAATCAAGCACAGTCCCTGGTTCAAGAAGTGGCCTAGTGATCCAAGTTTCAAGAATCAGATTCGCTGGCCCCAGAAGGATATCTGGATTGTGCCGGGCGACAGCGCAGAAACAACCTTCGAGGGATACAACATACTCGGAGGAATTCTTGACGAGATGGATTCTCACAAGATAACCCTCAAGAAAGATTATGCTGAGAACGGTTACGAAACAATCAGTAACCGTATCAAGTCAAGGTTCGAGGACCGCGGCCTGTTCATCCTCATCGGCCAGATGAAGGGTCAGCGTGGGTTTGCCGCTCGACACTTCGCTCGCATGAAGGACGAGGAGAACTCCTACGCCAGTCGAATGACCCTATGGGAGTCGTTTGGCTGGGAGAAGTATCTACGGCCCGACGGCACTAGGGATAGCTTCTGGTTTGATTCCAGGCGGAAGATAGAGATCCCGCGTTTGGTGGCCGAGTTCGTGGAAAATCCTGACTTCATGGAGATACCCAACGTCTACAAGTCTAATTTCCTGAAGAACCCCGAGAAGGCCCTCAAGGACCTAGCAGGCATGCCGCCTGCCGTGGGAAGTCCTTTCATCGGCATGACTTGGCTTCTTGATGAACCAGCACAGCGATGGGCTGAGAGGTTTGGCATCGACGAGTCGCCGGTAAATGACAATATCTCGAACCCAGGGTTTGCCGAATGGTTCAGAGCCAAGGATAGCTTGCCGCGTGTGATTCACATTGACATTGCCTATAGCGGTGACGGGGACGCTTTAGGGTTGGCCATGGGACACATCCGAGAGATAAAGGAAATCGAGGACGAAGCAAGGCCCGTGATTGTCTTCGACTTCCTTATGCGGATTCGGGCTGCACCTGGACGTGAAATCATTCTGGGTGATGTGCGTCGGATCATATATTTGCTGCGAGATGTGCTAGGCTTTAGGATCAAGTTCGTTAGTTTAGATGGATTCCAGAGTACTGACACCGTCCAGCAACTCCGGAAGAAGCGTTTCCAGTCCGACTATCTTTCCATCGACAAGAGCCTTCTTCCATACCACGACCTTCGTGATGCGATCTACGATCAGCGAGTCGAGTGGCCTAAGTACATGGTGTATATGGAGCATGGGTCCACAAAGCTCGTCGATATAGCTTGGCAGGAGTTGAGTCAGCTCGTCGACGACGGCAAGAAGATTGACCACCCGCAGAATGGCAGTAAGGATGTATCTGATGCCATGGCGGGAGTAGTGCATGTTTTGATGGGTGACAGGTCGTTCCGTCGCGGGGTATCGTTGCAACAGCAGCGAACTTCTCGCGCCGACGGCGCAATCTCTGTCGATTCTGATTTGCCTCGTGTCCCTGTTCCCCCGAACCTCAGTGGCCTGAGTATTCCGGGTTACGGTGATCCTCGCATCTCGGTTCCGCCAGGAATGCGCGGAACTGGAGACATCTACGATGGAACAGGAATCTCTCGCCCCCGCCGCTAGTGACACGATCCTGGTTGGCCAGATCTTCGGGCAGGATGCCAGGCCCACGTCTTCGTACAAGAAGGCTGCGCCGCCGATCCTCGGCGAGGCCTTTGGTTCTCGCTGGAATAACTCCCAGATCATGTGGCAGTCCATGCCGGGCGGTGGAGTAGTCGGGTTCGACTTGAATCGCCTCACGCTGGCCGACTTCCGCATGATGCGTGACCACTACCAGGTCAACGCTTCCCTGTCTGTTCTCGCATTCATGATGCACCAGCTCCAGTGGAGTATCGAGTCGGACAGCAAGAAGGTTCGAGATCACGTCACGGTCAATATGAAGCTGACCTGGACGAGGCTCGTCCGTGCTTTATCGCAGGCGTTCTGGGCTGGATACTCGCCCAACGTCCTCCAGTGGGAGAACGACCTCCTGGAGAACCGCGTCATGCTGACGAAGATCAAGGATCTGATTCCTGAGGAGTCTCTCGTCAACTGGAAGTACGTCGACGGGTGGGCGCCGCCGGATCGTCCGAAGCCCAAGCTTGCCGTGTACGACGGCATCAAGCAGATAAGTGGGTCGTACCCGATCCCGCCAGACAACACCCTCTGGTACCCACTTCTCATGGAGAACGGTGATATGTATGGCCGAAAGCTTCTTCGTCCAGCATTCACGTCGTGGTTTTTCAGCATCATCATCCACCTGTTTGCCAACAGGTACTTCGAGCGCTACGGCGAGCCGACCATTCTCGGTCGCGCCCCGTACGATGACGAGATCGACGTCGACGGCAAGAAGGTCCCCGGCCGTCAGGTCATGCTCGATTTGCTCATGGCTGTTCGGAACAGGGGCGCCGTTGTCCTGCCGTCCCAGAAGGAAACCACAGGACTCACGGGCTCCCAGAAGCCGGACTTTGAGTACGATATGGAGTACCTCGAGTCACAGATGCGAGGTGCCGACTTCGAGCGGTATCTCATGCGACTCGACGAAGAGATCTCGCTGGCACTGTTCACGCCGCTTCTGATGCTCCGTACTGCCGACGTTGGGTCCTACAACCTCGGCACTACGCACGCTCAGGTGTACCTCCAGATGCTCAACGCCCTTGCCGGCGACTGGAAGGAGTACATTGACCACTATGTTCTGAAGAACATGGTCAATTACAACTTCGGAGAGAAGGCTCCCAGGGCGTACATCAAGTTCCGTAAGCTTGGCGACGACAGGATGGACTTGGTCAAGTCTATCCTTCAGCAACTGCTCGCTCGACCGAACATCATGCCGGACCTCGCCGAGCTTGGCGAGATGGCTGGCCTCACCCTTAACGAGGTCGAGGTCGTAACTGAAGCACCACCTGCGCCAGACCCTAACGCCGATCCCACTCAAGGTGGAAATAATGGCGACAACAACGCACTACGCAAGTCGGTGGTCACGCAAATGCTTGGTCGCCTCCGTTCGCAAGTCACCAAGGCCTTGCGCGAGGGAGAGCTGTCGGAGGAGTTCGTACCGTCACTCGGATTCGAGAGACAACTGGAGGATGCGCTCGTGGCGAGCGGTGCTGTTCGATCTGAAGCATCGCAAGTTCATCGGTTCCTCACTGCTTGGGTAGGCGATCTCGCAGGCGCGAGATTTGAGTCTCCCGATCAGGCAATGCAGATAATTCAAAACGGACTCGAAAGCAAGGTTGAGGAACTGTGCGGAGGACAGCCAGCAAGAACAAGCTGAACTGTTTTTGCGCTAGGCAGCCTTTGCTCGCCATCTGGGGCACTGATGAAAGCGGTAGGCCATACGTTCACGTACGGATCTTCAAGCAGAGCAGGATCTACGGAGACGTGATTGCATACGATGGCGAAGTAAAGGTTCGGTGCAGGGATTGCTTCAGATGGCATCGGATCAGGTTTGTTCACGAGAGAGCAGAGCTAGTAGAAATTTCCACTCCGACGGAGCTAGACAATCCGGAAGACGTGGCCGAAACTGTGATGAACGAAGGGTAGGTCCATGAGCACGGCAACACTTTCGCGGGCGTCTTTATTCGCGTTCAGCACAGGGTTCGGCCTCACGCCGGTGCTGTATCGCAAGGACAACGGCTCGCTCAAGATGGAGCGCGTGGCGGTCTTTCGGTCCGGAACGTTCCGGGACAGCGCCGGCATCCAGGCCACCTACGAGAAGCTTCACATCGACCAGCTCGTGGGCAACTTCAATCACCTCAAGGACTCGGGCATCTTCCCCGACGTTCCCGTGAGGGACGGCCACCCCTCGTGGCTGGTGCGGGGCCTTCCCGGAAACGGCAAGGTCGTCGGCTACCACGACAAGGTCTGGACGGAGAACCTCGCGGCACCGCATGACGGCCAGAACTACGACTATGTGCTGACCGACATGAACATCACCGACCCCGAGGCCGTCCGGAGTATCGAGAACGGTACCTGGCGCAACAGGTCCGCCGAGATCATCTCGTACCTCTCCAACACCGAGGCCGAGTATTGGCCGGTTTTGGGTGGTGTCGCGTGGGTCGACATACCGGCCGTGGAGGGCCTAAAATTCCAGTCCAGCAACGGTGGTGCCGCGACTGGTGCCGCGCGTCAGATGTACGTTTTCATGGAGAAGGAGACAGGCGTGGGAGCCGAACCGAACACCACGACTGCGCCTCAGCCGAACGCGGCGCCGGCCCCGGCCCTGCTCGGTGTCACGCCGCCCGCCCAGGTCTACTCGGTCAACGGCAGCCAGGTCACCGACCCGGCCGCCGTCCAGGCTCACATCACGAGCCTCGAGATGTTCCGCGCGGAAACGGTCGAGGCCGGTCGCAAGAGCTTCGTGAGCGGCCTCGCCGCGGCGAACAAGATCCTGGCCAGCCAGGTCGAGGGCCTCGAGGCCTTCGCCACCTCGCTCACGCCCGACCAGTTCACGGCCTGGTCCAAGACGTTCGACGCGGCCCCGGTTCAGCCGGCCCTCGCGAACCACGCGGCCGGCGTGACCAACCCGGGCAATGCCGCTCAGCAGCCGGTCGACGAGAAGGCGATGAAGCTGGACACGGCCCGCGAGATCGTCGCGAACCACCGCCGGGCCGCGATGCCGGCCGAGCAGATCAAGCAGACCAAGAGCTACAAGGCCCTGGTCGCCGCCGGCGAGACGCCGGACCTGTAACCGACCGCAAGTAACAACACCGAACATCAGGAGAGGATCAGGACACAATGCCTGACTTCAAGAAGGGTGGGGCACTCAAGACTCCGTTCGGCAAGAACGTCTACCTGCGGTCCACCGTTGGGTGCAAGTTCGAGTCGTACACCGTCGCCTGTGCCACGATCCCCAACCAGACCATCGACGGCGTCATCGCCGAGAAGGTCCTGCAGCCCGGCACTGTCCTGGCCAAGATCACGTCCGGTCCGGACTCCGGCAAGGTCGGTCCGTTCCAGGCGTCGGGTACCGCCGAGGTCCAGACGATCACGCCCACCACGCTGACGGCCGGTGTCGTGACCCTGACCATCGTCAACCCGATCACCGGTGTCTCGCGCACCACGGCTCCGATCGCCTACAACGCGACGGCGGCCCAGATCCAGGCGGCCCTCGAGGCGCTGGACAACGTCGAGATCGGTGACGTGCTGGCCGCCGGCGGTCCGCTGAACACCACGCCGGTGACGGTGACCTTCTACGGCAACTACCAGGGCAACCCGGCCCAGCTGGTGGACGACGACTCGGGTGCCACCGGCACCATCGCCGTCACCACTACGACTCCGGGTGTCGCTGGCGCGGCCGACGGTCGCCAGACGCTGGCGAACATCGTCGGCCTCAACGACACCTTCCTGCCCTGGCAGCTCATGGAGGGTGACCGCGAGGTCGCGGCCATGTACATCGGCACCGCCGTGCAAGCGTGGTGCTTCGAGCTGAACGCGGCTGGCGCCGCGATCACGCTCACCAACACCACGGCTGACGGCATGCGGTCCACCAAGGGCCTGGACGTCACCTTCAAGTAGGAGGGCAAGAACAAGCATGAACCTCAACGTTGGCCTGGCTGGTCCGGCCGCCGCAGGTGCCCTCACTGGGGGCGGCGGTGTGCCGGGGCAGCATGGCTCGCCGATCGGGCAGGACCGGCTCGTGCGCAAGGAGGTGTCTCTCGGTCTGATCCGTGAGATCGTTCCTCCCGAGACGCACATCGGCCTTCAGCTCTTCCCGTTCCTGGAAGTCGCCACCGACGACGTGATCTTCAACTACGCCCTGGGCATGACCGATGGTCTGGCCCCGGCGCGTGCCGAGGACGCCGAGTCCGAACTCGCCCAGAAGGACGACACGTTCGCCACCGAGGGCCGCGCGTCGGTCATCGACTGGGCCGTCAAGGACCACTACACGGCCAGCGACGTGAGTCGCTATCGGGAGTGGCTCAACATCCTCGAGACCATGCGCGACAGTCGGGCCCTGCCCCTCACGGCCTCGTCGGCCACCGAGGGCTTCCAGGACCGGCTCGCGAAGGACACGCTCCGGCGCCGGCGGAAGCTGGACAACCGGCTCGAGTGGCTCACGATGACCACGCTGTCCGCCGGCACGATCACGTACAACGACGGCAAGATCAAGTTCACGGTCGACTACGGGCGGCCCACCGGCCAGCAGATGGTGCTCGGCACCACCACGCTGGTAGGCGGCGTCTCGGGTTACCCGCTGGGCGCGGTCTGGTCAGGCACGACCGGTGACCCGATCAAGGACATCCAGTCGATCCAGAACCACGCTTACGACACGTACGGCGTCCGCATCACGCGGGCCGTCGCGAGTCGCAAGGCGCTCAACCAGCTGCTGAACAGCGACAAGTTCGTCGCGCGGTCCGGCCTGGTCGTCGCCTCGGGTGGCACCACGATCGACCCGAAGTACCTGATCGACGGCTGGGGTCCGCTCGCGGCCCAGGCCGTGGTCGAGTCCCAGACGGGCCTGAAGTTCATCGAGTACGACTCGGTGTATCGGACCCGCCCGGTCGGCTCGAACACGGTCACGATCAACCGCTTCCTCCCGCAGAACCGCATCATCTTCCTGCCGGACGAGGCGGACGTCGCCGAGTTCGACGACACGGGCATCGGGTTCGGCAAGGTCCTGACCTCGCCGCACCCGGCCGGCAACTGGACCGCCGGCTTCTACGAGTGGGAGCGGGACTACGGTGTCGACCCCTGGGGTTACGACACCGGTACGGGCATCAAGGCCTTCCCGGTCTTCACGCACATGGACCTGTCGTACGCGCTGGACGTGTACTAGCAGGACCAGGGCAGCCCCGGGCGTTTGAGTAGCCCGTCCGGGGCTGCCCTTGGCGAAAGGAAAAGGAGAGAGATGGCACGGCGCAGTTCCAAGAACTCCAACCCGGGCACGGCGGTTCTCAAGACTCCGCGCAAGGTGGCGTCTCCCGTCAGCGGCAGTGGCACCACCGTCGTGAAGACGCCGGCCTCCAAGTCGGCTCCGCGCAATCCGTCAGGCAATCCGTCGGTCACCAGGCTCAAGGGCCAGGGTCCGGCGAGCAAGTCGAACGTGCGGGGCGCCGACGAGACCCGGAACAAGTAGCCCACGATCTTCGTCGAGGGGGAGTCGGGTTCTGTCCGGCTCCCCCTTTGCGATGAGTGAAGGAGAAGCAAGTGAAGGACGAAACCCAGGAACCGGAACTCGACAAGACGGCCTACGTGGGCGTCGACGAGATGTACCAGAACGCCGCCAGTCCCACCGAGTACCCCCTGGCAACCGACGGCGAGCGTGAGCGCGCGGCCGAGGCGGCCGGCGGTCTCGCCAAGACCGAGCCCGACAACGCGGAAGTCTCCGCCGAGGGTGACGGCGTCGAGGACGAGGAGGACGAGGACGCCGAGGTCGAGGGCACCGGCGAGGACCCGGCCAACCCCGACGGCGGCGACAGCGCGTACGCCAGCAGCGTCTACGCCAACCAGGACCCTGCCAACGCGGACGCCGGCAGCGGTTCGCCGGACGGCGAGGGCAAGGTCGCCGAGGTTCCGATCCTCTAGGAGGTAGACAGTGCCGAGCGAAGTTACGTACTGCGAGACGACCGATCTCGACTGGGGCGGCATGCCGTCTCCAGCCAACGCCCAGCACTGGGTCAGCAAGGGCGCCGAGGAGATCGACAGTATCGTCGGCATGCGCTATGCGACTCCGGTCATTCTCGGAAACAGTGCGGAAGAGCGCCCGGCCAAGCTTCTACTCAAGCGGATCAACGAGTGGCTTGCGATGGGTCGTGCTATCCTCTCCCAGGCAATTGGCGGCGAGGATACCACGACCCATGCGCAGGGAAGGTACTACGTCGACGAGGCGCTCAAGGCGCTCATGGCAATCGCCAACGGAGACATCGTTCTTCCCAACGTGCCACTCTCGACGCCAGAGCAGACCAAGGAGACCGGTCCGCTGATTCAGAACCTCGATGATGCTTCACTCGTCGAGAGCTTTGACTCGGTCTTTGGCAACGCCGCCAAGACCGCCCTGGCCCTTCCGCGGCCGGTGTGCATCATGGATCGAGTCTGGTAGCGCATGACGGGATTCCTGATTGACATTCAGACGGATGTCGATGGACCACAGAGGATCTTCGCTCAGCTGGAGGCGAAAGTCCAGCAGTCCAGTCTCGCTGACTGGCTCTACAATGTTGTGTCGCCGTACGTGGCCGAGCGCATTCAGGATAGGTTTTCGTCTGAGGGTGATGACGTGTCTGGACCCTGGGCGCCGCTTCGCTCTACTACGGAGGCATTCAGAACGAGCAAGGGCTTTCCGCCCGATCATCCAATCAATGTCAGAACCCACCTCATGGAGGGGTTCTTGGTTGGTGATCCCGGACGAGTTTCAACGTCGGGCGCTGGAGTTACACTCACCCACCCTGGGAATACGCCCGGCCCACTCACCGCGCTCAAGATCCAAGCGGCGCAACAGGGTAAGACCTTTCCGCAGACTCCACCTCGCCCGGTGATCGGGTTGAGTAACCTGGACTCAATCTTCATCAACAGTGAGCTGGTCCGATATCTATTCTCGGGGCTGACATGACAATCACTCAGGGTGACGTTGTCTTTCCTGACAACTGTATGCCACTCATCGTGGCGAGGATCCCCCTTGCCATCGACGCTGATCTTTCAGTTCAGCGTCGCCCACTTCGTCCGAGTGATCCAGCACAGAGTGTCGGCGTGTTCCCTCTAACGATCGTTCCGGATGACAGTACGATCGAGATACAATCCCTCGAGCCAACGATCAACCGATACCACATCATCATGCAGAGTATGGTTAAGGACATGGACCTCACGAGGGGCGTCAACGTCCACTCCATCCTTTCCGCCAAGCTGCGCAAGATGTGGTACCGGGATGCACCACTCCATGCCGGCTTGACAGTCTTGAGCGTTACAATGTTCAATAGTACGGAACGGTTTCAGAATCGAGGGGTCACTCAACAGAGGTATCTATCGACCGAAGTTGAGGGTCAGTTCATCTTCACCTCTTGGCTCGAGGCCTGGATCGAGACGGAAACAACAGCAACCTAAACCATCACCAAAGAGAAGCACGGAGACTGCTGATGCTCAGTCAAGCAGACCGCGAGGCGCTGAGGTTGCGCCAGCAGGGTCTTCTCCAGGAGGTGACTTCACTGAAGGCTGAGCGGACGCAGGCCCTTACCGAGGCGTCCGAATCTCAGCAGGACGTGGCCCTCATCGAAGAGGTTGCCCGTCTCGAGGCAGAGAAGGACGCCGCCCTGAAGGAGCGTGACGAGGCTCGCGACCTCGCGAAGGGTTCCGTCGAAGACGCCATGGCGGCCATGAACGCCGCTGCCGGCATCGTCGTCGTGGAGCCGGTCAACGAGAACGATGCCGAGAAGGCGGAGCCCGACGAGGCTGTGTCCACCGACACGGCCGCCAAGGACGACGTCGCTACTGACGGAGAGGTGGCGTAACCGATGGGCCAGTCATCGCAGGCAGGCTTCGTCGCCTTCCGCACTCAGTCCGCACCCAACACGTTCCCGGCCGACTTCGCCACACAGGCTATCGCCATGAAGCTGCGCAGCGGCTCGCTGGCGCCGGCCCGTGAACTGATCACGCCCGACCCCGAGATCGGTGGCGGTCGCGACATCGTCGACACGTACCTCGGTCCGGTCGCCTACCAGGGTGACTACGAGTACTACGTTCGCTTCAACGCCATGATGACGTTGCTGCAGGCGGTACTCGGAACGCACCTCGTCAAGACGCCCGGTGGCACTGACCGCACGCAGACCATCACCGGCGGCACGATCACCGGCGGTACGTACACGCTGACCTACAACGCTCAGACGACTGCCGCCATTCCGGCGGCGGCTCCGCCCGGCCAGGTTCAGGCCGCACTCGAGGCCATATCGTCGATCCTCACGGGCAACGTGGACGTGACTGGTCCGGACACCGGCTTCGTCGGTACCGGCGCAGTCATGACGATCAGGACGCGCGGCGCGCAGACTGGCATCGGATTCGCCTTCACGACTGGCGTCGGCTCGCTGACGGGTGGCGCTCCTACGCTTACGCCGGCAACCACGATCGCTGGCACGGACTACGTAGGCGCCTCGAGCCACCTGTTCCTTCCGAGCGACGCGGCGCAGCTGCCGTTCCTCGGCGTACAGGAGCGGATCGGCGCGAGCCTGGAGACGTACCAGTACACGGACGCCGTCCTCAACACCATGCACCTGGAGACGGACGCCAAGGGATACCTCATGGGTACCTGTGGCGCCATCGCCCGACTGCAGACGGCCGGTGCCTCGGTCATCAACCCACTCGGGTTCTTCGACAACCTGCCGATGGTGGTCGGGACCAACATCACCCTCAGCTACAACGCGGTGACGGTGGCGGCCAAGTCCTGGTCCATGGACATCAACAACAACTTCGAGAGCGACGACTTCCGACTTGGTTCGTTCTTCCTCGGCGATCTCACGCCCAAGCGGCGTGAGATGGAGTTCGGGATCAAGATCCGTGAGCAGGACAGTTCGCTCTGGCGCCAGGCAACCAACGGCCTCTCGGCCGCCACGACGCCTGGTGGTGTGGTCACGCGGGCTCCGCTCGTCATCACGATGAGCACCTACGAGACCATCCCGGGCAGTACGCCAACGTTGTCGTACAGCCTGAAGATCACGGTCCCCAAGGCCGTGCTCGCCCCGTACGCCTACCAGCCAAGTGGCGACGACATCATCGACTCCGACATCGTCATCAAGGCCGTTCGGCCGGACTCGTGGCGACCGCTGGCGGAGTTCGTCGTCACCACTCCGAAGTCAACGGTTCAGTAGTACGCGCACTACTTTCGGGGTAGGGTTCACCTTCGACCTGCTCTAGGTCGGGGCGGCCCTACCCCGAAACCCGTAAAGGATGGCACCGACGGTCACAGGAGGACCAAATGCCCACGCATGTCGACGACCGCGACGACCTAGAGCCGGGTGCCGGGATCATCTCGGCTCCCCCGGCGATCGTGCCAGTCAACCAGCTCATCGAGGGTGTGGAGGCGGACCCGTTTGCTGGGTACGTCGACTACTTCGGATTCTCGGGCAACGAGAGGTGGTACTTCCCGGACGGGAAGCAGTGGCTCGAGTTTCGCAGGATGAACGAAGGCGAACGCGCCAAGTTCCAGCGGATGACTCGTCCCGACGTCACCATCAACCAGAAGTCCGGAGACGCGAAGGTTCCCTTCGACGCCGCCAAGGAGCGCTGGGAACTCATCACCACGTCGGTCACCGACTGGCACGTAGTCGGAAAGCAGAAGAACGGCGCGATGGGACTCGTGCCATTCAGTAAGGGCAGTCCCAACGCGGCGCTGAACCAGTGGCTCGTCGTGGCCGACCCGGTGGTCGTCACCGAGCTTGAGCGGGCGATTCGCAAGGCGAACCCGTGGATGACATCCGAGATGTCGGTCGACCAGATCGACAAGGAGATCGCGAATCTCGAGGAGATGAAGAAGGACATCCTCGAGCGTGAGGCTTCGGAAAAAAATTCCTAGAGCAGGCCAGGGCGTACGCCAAGGGCGAGTCCATAACTTCGCCCTTTGAGGAAATTCGCCTGTTCAACCTGCTCTCGAATATGAAGTGGGCGCACCTACCTGTACAGGGCGGGTTCTACGATCAGGACCCATGCTTAATGGACAGGTTCGCAATCATCTTTGGCGAGATTGGAAGACATCAAGCCGAAGAACAAGACAGGCACAACCAGGAAGTTGCTGACGAAAAGGCTAGACGCAGTCGCGGACAGTCAAGACTTCGTCGGTCGCGGTAGTCGGCGGCGGATCGCAACCCTTGACAGGGGAAAGGGTCCGCCGCTATCCTGTCACACGTCGGGCACAACGAGGCCCACCGATGTGGTGCGGACTCCCAGGAGCCTGACTTGAACAGTTTCGTGAATGTCCAGATTCGCGTATTCGCCACACAGGCACAGGCGCGACTCGCTGCCCTCAATTCCCAATTGAACGGCCTTGGCGGTTCAATGGGTGGAGCGGCTAAGGCGACTGGGCAATTCGGTCAGGCGGTCAACGGGCTGCGACTGGATGCACTGGGATCTCGCATTCAGTGGATCGGTCGACAGCTTGAGTACAACTTCACGCTTCCATTAATAGCAGCTGCAGCGGCAAGTTATAAGTTCGCACTCGACAACGAGGCTGCCTTCACTCGCGTCATCAAGGTTTACGGTGACGCAACCCACTCTGCCGAGTTCTACAAGAACGAACTTAACTCCCTGCAGGGCGCGTTCCGCGAGCTGTCGAACCACTTCGGTATCGCCCAGAAGGACGCAATCAATATCGCTGCCGACTGGGCGGCGGCTGGCGCTTCGGGTCTGGCCCTCGCGAAGTCGGTCAAGCTAACCCTTGAGACCATGATCCTCGGCGAACTCCAGGCTGCGGATGCAACCAAGTCTCTCATCGCAATTCAGGCTCAGTATGGTTTGTCCATCGACGAGCTTTCAAAGACCATCGCCGTCCTGAACATGGTGGAGAACCAGACCGGTATCTCCATGGCCGGCCTGATCGATGGCTTCTCGAGGGCGGCCGGCGTAGCTCGATCTGCCGGCGTAGATGTTAGGCACTTGGCTGCGATGCTGGCCGCTTTGACGCCAGCTGCTGGATCAGCCGCTCAGGCTGGTAATGCGCTGAAGACTATCTTCTCGCGGCTCTTGTCTCCAACCGAGGAGACCGTTCAGGTTCTCGATCTCATGGGGATCAAGACCAGTGATCTTGGTTGGCAGTCCGCTAACCTCACGGACCGTCTAGGGATCTTGGCCGACAAGTTCAGTCAGTTGTCCTCGGCCCAGCAGGGCGTTGTTAGCTCGGTGGTGGCGAGTCGCTGGCAGATCAACAAGTTCGAGATCCTCATGCGAGAGCTTGCCAGTACGACTGGCTACTACCAGAAGGCCCTCGAATCCACGGCCGATGCCCAGGCGAACTTCAACCAGATGCAGCGAGAACTTAACACGGTTCTCCAGTCCAACCCGCGGCGCCTCCAGATTATCTGGACAATGTTGCAGAACGCTGCTGCGGACATCATCACCCCGATGATCCCCCTGCTCCTCTTCCTGGCGCAGTCAATTCAGAAGGTCGTTACATGGTTCAGTAACTTGAACCCAGCACTGCAGAAGTTTATCCTCGCGGGCCTTGGCGTCCTTGCGTTCCTTGGCCCCGTCGTCAGGCTGAGTGGAGCATTCATACTCGCGTTCGCCGAGATGGGCAAAGCTGTCAAGTGGTTCGGCGGCATCATTCTCTGGCTGATCACGGGTCCGTTCGGCCTCCTAAAGAAGGCCATCCCCGCATTGGCTGGAGCGCTGGGTGGGCCGTGGGGTATCGCTATCGGCATAGCGATAACTCTCATACTCTCGTTCTGGGATCAGATCAAGGCGTTCGCACAGGGCGTCGTGAAGGTGATGCGGAACGCCTTCAATGCCCTCCCGCAGGCCGTGCAGAATGGACTGATCGCGCTCATCCGAACGGTGGCGGCCGCCATCCGAAAGGTGCGCGAACTCCTCAGCTACCTCAACCCGTGGGCGAGGCACTCCCCTTCGCTCGTTGACAACGTGACAACTGGTGTCGCGGAAATCATCAGGCAGTTCTCAACGCTTGATAATGTCGCTGCCATCTTTGGCCGCGCCGGCGTTGCTCTTGAGAAGTTCTCTCAGGCGCTCTACGAGGTAAACCAGATTGCCGACCAAGGACAGATGGATCAGCTAAGGTCTGACGTTCTTGAGTTTACTCCGCAGGCAATCGGTAACTTTGACATGCTCGTCTCGGTGCTGAAGTCTTTGCGCCTTGAGATGACGCAGCTTCAGGCGTCGTATCCAATCGAGCAGGCCAAGGCGTTCTCGGATGCGATCTTCGAGAACCAGATGCAGATGAAGGCCCTCCAGCTTCAGATGATGAAGATGGAGGACGCTGTTGGTCCACTGGATCAACTCCAGTCTCGCATGGAGTCGATCAATGGAATGCTCGAGTTCCTGAATGGCGAGAAGACAGACCTTCGTAACGCTGGCGCTGGTAGCGATATTCTCTCCCAGTATGACGATCAGATCAGTGCGCTCGAAGAGCAGAAGGGTGCGATCGAAGCTCAGATCAAGCCGATCAAGGATGTATCGGATCAGCTTGAAGCACTTCGTCGCAAGGGTGAAGAACTAGACCTTGAGCAGTCGCTCGCCCTTGATCCCATCACTCGCCAGATGGACGAACTCAACTCGGCTATTCAGGCCGTAGAGTCAGCACTCAGCGCTATGGGTCAGGCCGCATCGAATGCTTCAGCGGCCACGAA